AATACTGCCCGTGCGACTGTCCCCCTTCTGTCTAAACCGACTGATAGTGATGCTACTACTCCCGTGTTTTCAGTTCCGCTGTCTTCGCTTATCCCGATGATGAGAACTCGTAAGTTGCCTTTGTATGCTATGAAAGAAAATGTCTTTTTAAGACTTGTTTTCAAGCAACAAGCAAACGTGGCGGGTGATGTTGGAAATATTTGCTGTATGACGAACGGACACGGTGTAGATAGTAGTATAGTGCCTTCTCTTGTTAATATCAAGTTTTATAGCGACCACCTTTACTTTAAAGATGGTTCTATGGATAGATTACAGTCGCAGATATTCAGCGAACAAGGATTATCATATATTTACGAAGATAGTGTGCTTACTAACACTCAACTTCCACAGACCGCCAACCCAACTTCACCAGCAATCCAAGAACAGCGGATTGAGCGTGATATTGCTGTTTCGGGCAAAACTGTTAGAAGTATTTTAATTCAGCAGAAAGAAACTGGAAAACAGCACCCACTAATGGGACTGTATCATAGTGAGAGTGATTTGACTGATGCCGAATATAATTACAGAATTAACGAGCAGAGATACTACGATAGAGATATTGTTAATCCAGCACACAAATATAATGAATTGAGAAAAGTGTTAGGAAAACCACTCGCCGTTCCATCGCTTATGTATTCGCTTGAACCCGATACTTTAAAAGCGGCGGCAGACCACACACTTAATCAAAATTCTATGTATATCGGGCAGATTGAAGCACACCAACTTCCCGATGGGGGGAATACTGATAGAACAAACGATATTCGTGGATTATCTCACTACACGGGTGTTGATTTGACGACAACTGGTTTCAACGTTCTTGGAAATGGTAAGAGAGTGGGTGTTAAACCGATTACTTACCAAGCACTCTATAAGCGAACCCACGACAAACGAGCGGCAAGAACACTTCGGTTTTTCTCAAATGTAGAGAGAGTTATAACAATTAAGAACGGCGACGTTGTAGTCTCCGCATAGTTCTTTTAATTAAATTATTATAAAAGTATATATTAGTATGGCGAAATATATACTTTTGGAATGTAATAGATTACGTGGTAAGAGCGTGTATAACAATCTAAATGAAGAGCAAGATAGGTTTAAAAACAGTTGGACGAATGTTGTGTCTAGCACGGGAATAGTAGTGAATGCTGGTGATACGATTGAGATAGACCAAATAATAGTAAATTCCAAAGGAGCAACAGACGACGTGATTGAATTGACTGGTGTAGAAACGGAAGAAGGTTTTGTAGATAATCAAGTAAGTTTAGAATATTCATATTATATAAACCACAACGGTTCAAATACGGCAAGAATGCCTTTTATTAATCATAAAATATATCGGGGACAAAATACAATTCTTACACCATATCAACAAAATGACGCAAACGGCATTCCATCACAAGGGGGCGTAGAAGGACGTGTCGCAATAAAACGTGTGCTTTCAAGAAGGAGTTTAGGTGAGATGTTTTTTCCCCCGAATGCGGAAAGTGGAGTGTTTAACCCATTAACTTATTATGATGGAATACAAAATACATATTGTAAAGCGAATATGTTATTAAGATTATCAACAACACAGACGGGCGGTGGTCTAGCAAATACACCAGCATCGGGGTTTCGTGTTGGAGATATATGTTCCACGTTGAAGGTCGGTGGTGCTGGGACTGGAACGGGTTTATTAATAAAGATAGAAAGTATTACTACAAGTGGAGAGATTGGTGGAATAGTTGATAGTTGGTCTGTTTTTAATATGGGTTCGGGGTATGCTAATGATATTAATAATGGTTTCGCACTAACACCACAGCGTCTTGGTCGTGTTTGGGATAATGCGACAGATGGAACACAGCATATATTATCACTTAATTCTTATCCCGATTTAGATAATTTCGCCCAAAGTGGATTGGAAGAATTTGACGGAAAACGTTTTTATTTATTGGGGCAAGGATACACGGGACAAGCGAATTCGGGGGAAAACATCGGTGTCGGTGGGACACCATCAACCGCCGCATTAGATATTAATAGTTTAATATCACAAGCAGAAAAAAGAACACAAAAAATAAAGATAGATATTGAAGCGGGGTTTATGACCCCCGATAATTTGGGAGCAATAATAACAGACCAATTACACGAACCAACGCTGGTTGATAAAACAACAAACAGTTCTGCCGAGTTTTTTGATTATCCAAACTTTCAATTCTTTCATCAAAATCCCGATGATGATAATGATTTACAACAAAACGGTAATCCCGTTATTATTACGACACCAACATACACACCCCAAACGTGTAATTTTTACCCACAAGGAATACCCCCCCACAAGAGATTTGGTATTGAAGAAATAACAAAGGGAAGTTTTGCGTCTGCTCGTCGTATCTTTTACAATAATATAGCGTTTGAAAAGGCAAATAGATATATTGGATTAAAAGACATATTTTATAATTTTTTATATTTTACAAGCGACGCTCGTCAAGAAAATGATATATTTACTGGCGTGGTTGGAAGTGATACAGAAGGCGATATTGGAGATTTCGGGAATATAAAAACTGGGTCATTTGGGTCAAGAGTGGTGTTATTGAATACTTTGGGTGAAGATGGTAATAGTGAGAATTCTCTCTTAAATAAGGGTGGATTAGTTTTAACAAATATGTTATGGACTACTGATAATTTGGATAGAATACAAAAAGGGTTTAGATTAGCAGAAGAATATTTTGGAGATTTGTCTCTTAACGTAGATACTACAAGTGATAATTATAATAATAATCTGTGTGTTAATTTGGACTTGGGTCTGTATGATGACGAATTTTCAGCACAGCAACTATCACTAGATAGAATAGCGGGACAACCAACACCACCCAATCAGCGAACTTGTTTTTGTAATTTTGATGAAGCGGACTTGCGGAACACGTGTGAGAGATTTGTTGATTTTTCAATTGCGTTGAACGGACAACGCCCGTGTAATGGTAATCAAAATAACTTGCCGTTGAATGCGGATAATGACGGACAGCAGTTAAGTTCTATGTGGGTTAAATCACGTTTCCAAGAAGGTTTCCAAGATATTAACCCTAACCCCGATGGTTATACTGGTGATGATTTAGACTTAACACAATTTTATGCCGAACCCCAAGCGTCGGGAGCATTTAAGACTAACGTGGTTGGAGCAGAAAATAAGTATTTTGAAGGAAATACATTTTTAGACCCCGAAAACAATAAAGTAAAAACATCGCAAGATTGTATCAACGACGCACGAAGTAGGGATATTGCTGTGGTTGCTGTTTTTCCACAAGATTTTTCTGCTGGAAGTGCCGCTATTTCGGCATTTGATAGGGGTGGGAGAAATCACTTACCGATAATTGCTTTTGTTGCTGGAATAAAACACGGAAGTGCTGGAATGACCGATTTGGTTAATTTAGGAAATCCAGCGAACGAATGGAAGGTAGATTTGTTTAACGGAACGTTTGGGACACAATTAGGATTTGACCCATCATTTACAAGAAACAAAGCAGTCTGTTTAGTTAATCCAAAGTTGGGAAATTTAACGCCCGATGTGTTGGAGAATTATTTGAATTATATGTATATTGGAGCAGTCAATCCATCAATAAACTTTAACCCAACATTAAGTCGGTTTGAGATTACTGGATTAAATACACCGACGGTTGAAGGAAATGGATTAATAACAGATATTCCCGAAACAATAACAGCGAATACAACGCCCGAAGAACAAGTATTTAAAGTTAATCGTTCGGGACAAGTATGTCCGCAAGTTGAGAAAATAACTTACTCACCCGCTCCCGCTGGTGGGGCAAAAATTCGTTCGCAGTTTGGGGACGCATTTCAAAAGGAAGGTTCAATATTACAAAGTCAAAGTGGTATTGCTTTTGAAAGTATGAGTTTGTTTAATCAGCACGGTGTAGAGACAAAATTAGACCCATTAAAAGATGAAAATAAATACAACAATACTTTATTTGAAAAAATGGGATTTAAACTTACTCAGTTGTTTCCCGAGTTTGGAAGTGAGAATGCGTTTTTTGTAAATAAGTTTGTTCTTCAAGAGACAAATCCAACATATTATAACGCCCTAGTAAATGTCGTGAAACCATTTACAAATGGTTCATATATATCGTCTGCTGAAATCCAACCATTATCATTAAACGAATTGGGAATGCCGTTGTTTGATTTGGGTGGTAGTGGTATTCGTCAAGCATCACCCGCAGTTGAAAACGCACCGCTTACTGCTTTTAAGTTGCCTACAAAATTAGATTATCCCTATTTATGTATTTATTCAAGTATTCCATCACAAGGGACAGACACGATATACGTGGGTGGAGAAGATGGTTATTCCCGTTTGCCTTGTATGGGATATATGACGAGACAAAATAATGAAGGGGATTTCTTTTATAATGGAGAGCAGACGTTTGAATTTACAGCAACAAAAGATTTTACAATAACGGAGATAGATACGGAAGTAAGATTGCCCGATGGAAAGCGACCAAGTTTAGAACCACATTCGGCGGTTATATACAAGATTACAAAACAGATAAATTCTCTTCCACCACAATCTCAAATTCCGCCAAAGAGAGAAAAAAAAAAGACAAGATAATATATGGATAAAGAAAAATTAACAAAGGCGAAAGAATATAGGAGAGAATATTATCAAAAGAATAAAAAGCGTATAGCAAAATATCAAAGAGACTATTATCAAAAGAAACGTGGTGCTGGTTATAAACCAAAGTCTAGATGGAAGGGAGAGAAAGGTGTGCCTTTAAAAATCACGCAAGGAAATTATTTAATCTCCTTTAAATAATATGGTGGATAAAAAGAAAGTTGAAAAGAATAAAAAGTATGTGCCTAAATCTCTCTCACCCGCAGATAAAAAGAAACAAGTTAAAAGTATAGTTGAAGGTAAAGACAGACCAAAAGTGAAATCATTTAAGAGTAAGCGAAGTAGTCATACTGCGGCATTTGAAAAACGATATGGGACAAAAATTACAAACCGTTCATTCATAGATAAAAACATTTTGAAACGGGCGGGGCAACAGCAGATATTAAAAAAGGGACAAGCGGCATATTATAGTTCGGGAAGCAGACCTAACCAAACATCTTTTAGTTGGGCGAATGCTCGTTTAGCATCTGTTATTATGGGCGGTAAGGCGAGACAAGTTGATAAAAAAATATGGGATAAATATAAAGTTTAGTTCTTTTAAAAAAGAACGCAAAATTAAAAATATAATATTGTTTATAGTATATATAATGAGTTTCGGCACATACCAAGATGCTTTATTAGGACATACACAGAATATAGCAACAGACAAACCACTTGGGACAAAACAAGACACAATAATCGCACACCACATCACAGCACACGCTAAACACGACACGGGACACTCAAAACTAGATACTATAAATAGCACATTAACAAGTGGTATAGGTGGTTTAACATTACCAACAGCACTAACGGGTAGTGGTAATTTAAAAGTATCTATACAAGAATTAGGGAATGAAGGAAGTGAAAGATTAAATGTAGATGTTGGAAATACTGTAAGTCAATTACCAACAGCACTTACGAGTGAAGGAAATTTGAAAGTTTCGGTTCAAGAAGATTTTACACATAATCTTTCTACAAGTGCTAAACAAGATACACAAATTACACATTTAAGCGAAATTGAAGGTGCTGTGGAAACGCTTGAAGGTTGTGTGGGAAGTAATAAAGTAAATGTAAATATTAGTAGTGGTGTAAGTGATTTAGCAACTGAAAGCACTTTACAGATTATTAGCGAAGAATTTACAAAATGCGATACGGATAATGTAGTTATTACTGGTGGTGTAGTTCTTCCAGCATCTTTAACTGGTAGTGGTAATTTAAAGGTATGCTTACAAGAATTAGGGAATGAAGGTAGTGAAAGATTAAATGTAGATGTTGGTGATGATATTACACAATTACCATCAGCGTTAAGTGGTAGTGGAAGACTAAAAATTGAAAATGATTTTGATGGTGCTATTACAAACACTCATTTAACAGAATTAGGAACTGCTATTAATTCAGCAAAAGTAGATGTAAATATTAGTAGTGGAAACATTAGTGGATTTGCTACTGCTACTTTACAAGCGGGGGGTTTGCCGTCTGCTTTATCAAGTGATAATTTAAAGGTAAGTTTAAAAGAGACAATTACCGTTCCAGTTTCTAATGGTGCTTTAACTGAACTTGCCGATGCTATAAATTCTAATAGAGTAGATGTGAATATCGCTAATGGTGGATTTGGCGGTGCTATTACTAATAGTGGTTTAACTGCTTTGGAAGCGTGTGT